GTATGAGCTCAATCCTTATAGTTTCTTCGGGGTAGGTTTGGCAGAGAACATGTCAGATACACAAAGCTTGATGAACGGCTTTATGAGAATGGCAGTGGACAATGCTGTGTTGTCGGGTAACTTAGTTTTTGAGATTGATGAAACCAACCTAGTACCGGGTCAGGACTTGTCTGTCTATCCCGGCAAGGTATTTAGAAGACAAGGAGGTGCTCCGGGACAGGCATTGTTTGGCACGAAATATCCTAACGTAAGTTCAGAGAACATGATGATGTTTGATAAGGCACGTCAGATAGCCGACGATGCAACAGGCATTCCCTCATACTCGCATGGACAGACAGGGGTACAGGGCACAGGACGAACAGCGGCAGGTATCTCTATGCTCATGGGGGCAGCCCAACTAAGTATAAAAAGTGTCGTAAAGAATATTGATGATTACTTACTACAACCATTAGGTGAAGCATTCTATGCTTTTAATATGCAATTTAATTTTGACCCAGAGGCAAAGGGTGACTTAGAGGTAAAAGCTCGTGGCACAGAATCCTTGATGAAGAATGAAGTTAGGTCACAGCGATTACTGCAGTTATTACAAATTAGCTCTAATCCAAATTTAGCAGCTTTCGTAAAACTGCCTGTTGTGTTACGTGAACTAGCTCAAGCTATGGACTTGGATGCAGAAAAGTTTATCAATGATGAACGTGAGGCTATGATACAAGCCGAGATAATAAAGGCATCAGGAGGAGGCGCACAGCAACAACAGCAGGCAGGTCCTCTTGGAGCTATGGACCCATCCGGTGGAGGTGGAGGTAACATAGGCGTTGGCACAGCACCACAACCCGGCGAACAAGGATTTAGTGCAGCCAAAGACCCTGCAGAGCAACCTAGCGGAGATGAAGCACAACAATTAGCTGCCCTTCTTAGAGGAGCTCAATGAAGAAAGAAGTAGCTAAGAAGTTACTTAAACTTGTAAATGTAAAGAGTAACACAGACTTGTTAGAATTTTATGCAAAAGAGCGTGTACAAATTCTGTATAGACAACTGGAGCAACTTGTTAATATTGACGAGATTCGTCAGATGCAAGGGGCTATTAAAGAAATAAAAAGATTAACAACTATACGAGACGAAGTAGTAGAGAAAGCAAAGGATAAGTATGACTGAGCCCCTAGTTCCAAACCCAAATATGCGTCCTCCCGGCATAAAACCAGCGTCCACAGATGACTACACAATGAAAGAGGGTGATGTAGAGAATATACCTATGGATAGTCCACTACATCCTGCCTATAAAGATACCACTGCAACGCAGAGATTTGGAATTAAGGTTGCAGGCATAGGGGGAAATATAGAAAGAGCTTACGATGAAGCGGTAAAGTTCGCTAACGAATATAAATTTGGTGAGGCAGACTCTACAGAAGATACTTTTAGACATATACTTTTAGGTGGACTTGTTGATGGTATGGGAGAAAAAGACCCGCTACAAAAAAGATTATTTAAGGGTTTTGCAGGAAAAAGAATAGATGCGAGAGAAGACAACGACCCAGAATCCAAAATTGACCTTGTAAATAATAAATTTGGAAGAATACTAAGAGAAGCTGTACCTAACGAAGAAGAGTTTGTAGAAGCTGCAAAAGACGTAGCTTTACTTATGAGAAGCAACGACACTAGAGAGGTAAAACAGGATAAGCTAAAACAGCGTTATGGTGTAGAAGAGTTACCTATAAATAGCTTAGATGCCTATGAAAGATTAAGAAGTGATGAGTTTAACGAATTACCTTACGAAATGCGGCAGTCTGAATTAGTTAGTAGATACAAGGTTGACCCAAGAGATGCTGCTAGAATATTGGTAAAAGAACCAGACCCAATGAAATCAACAGACGATTATACTAAGAGAGAAGGAGGAGCTCTTATGGCACAAACAGGTGTTATGCCAATGTCAAAGGCACAGGATGACCCAACAGGGGGTGGTCCAAAAGTTGCAAAAGGTAGGAAACAAACTAAAAAACCTAAAGTGCAAAGAGGATTAGCTAGACCTATGGTTGACCCTAGAGATGAGGCTATGAAAGAAATAACACAAGCATCACAACAGAAAGGCTCTGTGTTACCAACTACACAACCCTCGGTTATGCAAGCAGCAAAGGGTGTTACAGCTATAACTGTAGGTATAGGGGCTAAGCCAGACCTTATGAAAGCAGAAAAGGGCGAGCCACCTATGGGAGCTACAAAGAAAGAAGTAGCTGACGACCAACACGTAATGATGAGTGAAGGTGAGCTAGTTGTACCTGCTAACGTGGTCAGATATCATGGTCTTGGTACATATGAGAATATGAGACAAGAAGCACTTATGGGTTTGGAGAGTATGGAAGATGCAGGACAGATAGAGTATGTAGGTGACGAAAAAACGTCTAAAACCAATGATGGTGGTTTGTTAACAGCACAATCTGGTTTGGCACTTGGTTCAGGACCTACAGCTGCATCAGCACAATTTGCTGGGTTATCATCGTCTCCAACAACAAGTGTGGCTCCATTGTCATTAGGAAGACCTATATTAGATAAAGATGGTAACATAATAGGATATGAGCCTAACACACAGCCAACCCCTACTCAAACATCTGGTGTAGGGCTAGTTGCGCCTAACGTAGGCAGTTATGAAACATCAGTAAAAGAGGATTTTACAAAGCCACCAGAGGGTGTAGAAACGCCAACTTCACCATCAGGAGGTATAGGAGAAGGCTCAGGAGGAGGTGGTTCAGGATTTACACCGGCTCAACCAAGACAAACATCTCAAGATTATATGGAGAGTTTTGACAAAAATGTAGATGCTTTATCTGCTGGAGCGCCAACTGATGCTATGGCTTTTCAAAAATCTGACTTTGATGATTATTTAAAAGTAAGACAGCCTATGTCAGAAAGAGAAGGCATTATGGGCAAAGTAGGTGGTGCTGTTGATTCTGCTGCAGGATACATACTACCCTTTACAGGATATCAAGACCAACGGATTAGAGAAACTGCCGCTAATAGAATAAAAAATAAACAGTACAGGTCTTTAGATGAATATAACAGTTTAGTCAATACTATTAATTTGAGCCCTTTAGGAGGAGAAGACGAAGGTAAATTAGCAGGTTTAATAACTGAAGTTAAAGGAATAGCTGCTAAAGAAGGTTTTGATGACAAAGCAGCAGAGGCTTTTTCAAAAGCTTCAGAAGAAGCTGCTAAAAAAGTTGATGAACGAATGAATCAACCTGTCATATTTAAAGAAAGAACAGCTGTTGATAATTTCTTAGACCCTCAACCAAGCCAAGAAGCCAGAGCGACTAGAGAAAGAGAAAAAAAACTTCTTTCAGGCATAAGTCCAGATAGTGTTGGAGGAAGTGGAGGCTTGACTAAAGAGGAAATACGAGACCTTGATGCAAAGAGAGCATCAGACGCATACAACGAAAGCCTCCGAAAAGAACGGGATGCTCGGTTAGAAAGAGATAGCAACCCTTATAGAATGGCTGAACGTATGAGAGCTGAAGTAGGTGGTGGAGACACAAGTCAGATGAGCGGTGCTGAAAGAGATGTAGAACGTCAAAGACGAGAAGAGTCTGAAAGACAAGCTGCAGAGTTTGATAGGTTTCAACAAAGAGAACGTGCTAGACAGAAAGAAGATGAAATTGATAGGCAACAGGGTAATGCACCAGGAACGTCAAGAGGAACTGAGGGAGGAACACCAACAGCATTTGAGGAGGGTGGAGCTTTGAATTGTGTTATAGCTACACATGGCTTATCTACAGGAGGATTCACTAGACTAGAGAAAGCTAAAGCTGAAATATGGTGTGGGAAGAAATATCATGGCAAATGGTATGGCGAAGCATTCAGAAGAGGCTACAGAGATAGGGGACAGCGCTATATAAATGCAGGTCAAGCGCAAGAACATTATCAAGAGTTTAAAGACTTTGTTGCTTATGGCAGAGGAGTCAAAAAGGGATTTGGATTGGCTATTAATTATTATTTAAGGACAATTCAATTTTTCATCACTGGTTTGTTTATCAGTGAGAAGTAAATTTAGTATAGGAGATTATAATGAGTGAAGCGATTGCCGCAGTAAAACAAGATATCAAGGCTGTGCCTATGAAGTACAAAAAGGACAGAACTGACGAACAGGAAGAGTTAAAGCGTTTAGAAGAGGAACGTGCTAGCGTAATGCAGGAGCAGAAAGATGCAGAGGCTGACAAAGCTGAAACTGAATCTCTTGCACCTGAAGAGAAGACGTTTAAGAAACGCTATGGTGACCTACGGCGACACACTCAGCAAAAGGAACAAGAGCTCAAAGATAAAATTAGAGAGCTAGAGGGGCAGATATCTACAGCCACTAAAGAAGCTATAAAGTTACCTAAGAGTGACGATGAGCTTGCAGCATGGACAAAAGAGTACCCCGATGTAGCAAAGGTTATAGAGACTATTGCTACTAAAAAAGCTCTTGAGTTAGACAAGGGTATGGAAGACAGGCTCAAAGCTATTGCAGAGAAAGAAGCAGAAGCAAAAAGAATGACTGCAGAGTCACAGCTTTTGCAATTACACCCTGACTTTGAGAACATCAGAAATGATGAAGAGTTTCATGGTTGGGTTGAAAGGCAGCCTTCATGGGTGCAGAAAGCTCTGTATGAGAATGAAACTGATGCAAGGTCTGCAGCAAGAGCTATAGACTTGTACAAAGTAGATATGAAAATAGCGGATACGAAGAAAGATACATCTGATAAAGGTGCTGCTTCTTTAGTAACAGCTAAGAATACATCTAGCGTAGCCAAAACAAAAAGCTCTCAATCTAATCAATGGAGAGAATCACAAGTAGCCAAGATGAAAGCTCATGAATATGAGAAGAACGAAAAGGCTATAGCAGAGGCTATACAATCTGGCAATTTTATTTATGATGTGTCAAGATAAAAATTTATTTACTTTTATTTTATTTTATGGTAAAATATAGTAATTAATAGCGACCCCGTAAGGTTACTCGCTCCAATAGTGCTGTGCAGACGATACACTATAAATCCTAAACTTTGAGTACAGCGAAGTTATAGATTTTCCACCAATTCAAACTACCCAGAGCGTAAGCCCCGTCAGGACACCTTATCAACTGGTCTTGTATAGTACGAAAATCTACAATCTTTAAATCATATTAACGAGGTAAAACAATGGCATTTAAAACCGCCGCTGGACACAGTAGTTTACCAAACGGCAATTTTAGCCCGGTAATCTACTCTCAAAAAGTTCAGCAAGCTTTTCGCAAGACCTCGGTTGTAGAGTCAATAACTAATTCTGACTACTTCGGCGAGATTGCGAACTACGGTGACACGGTTAAAATAATCAAGGAACCAGAAATCACCGTTAAGGAGTATGCACGAGGCACTCAGATTACTCCACAAGACTTGGATGACGAGGACTTCAGTCTTGTCGTTGATAAAGCAAACTATTTTGCTTTTAAGGTAGACGACATTGAAGAGGCTCACAGCCATGTCAATTTCGAATCTTTAGCATCTGACCGAGCAGGCTATAGGCTCAGAGACCAACACGACCAAGAAGTTCTTGGTTATCTAAGTGGTTTCAAGCAAGGCACAATCAACGCTGTAGCAGGCACAGCTAACGACACCGTAAGTGGGTCAAAAGCTGTATCAACTGCAGGGTCTGATGAACTGCTTACATCTATGAAGCTAAAAAAGGGTGACTTTGGTAACATCACTACTTCAAGTGCTGGCGACCACTCAATCCCATTAGCACCACGTATGCCGGGCGCAACTGCTCAAGCTACAGCTACTGCTACACCATTGCAAGTCATTGCAAGAATGGGCAGACTGCTTGATACACAGTTCGTCGATACAGATGGTAGATGGTTAGTTCTACATCCAACTTTTGTTGAAGTTCTAAAGGATGAAGACTCACGTCTTCTCAATGCAGACTTCGGTGAGTCAGGTGGACTGAGAGCTGGCTTAGCTGTCGGTAGGCTTCATGGTTTTGATATCTACATGTCCAACAACCTACCTGCTGTAGGAACTGGACCGGGGACATCAGGGTCAGCAAACCAAAACTCAAACTTTGGCGTAATCGTAGCAGGACACTCTTCTGCTGTTGCTACAGCTGCACAAATCACAAAGACTGAGTCTTACAGAGACCCAGACTCTTTCGCTGATATTGTCAGAGGTATGCACCTTTATGGTAGAAAAATTCTTCGACCTGAAGCGATTGTAACCGCTAA